AATTGTGTGCAGAAAGAATGAAAGCCCTGCAAGAGGCAATAAAAGAGTTAAAAGTCGAGGTAAAATCACTAAGGCAAGATGTATCAAAAGGTAAAGGAGCTATATCAGTTCTAGTATTTTTTGGAACAATTGTTACAGCGTTAGTCAGTTATTTTACCTGGGATGGCTAAACAGAAATTCGTTCACTTTGAACCCAGGCCAAAACCTAAAAAAAGACCAGGTAGACATACTAAATCTTTAAATAAAAGTGCAAAGCGTGATTATAAAAAATATCACCGACAAGGCAGATAATGAAATATATTTTAATACTTTATCTTTGTTCTTTTGCAACAGAACCAAAATGTTTCCAAGAACAAATAATAAGTAAAGAATTTTCAAATTATTATGACTGTATAACACAAGGTTATATGCACTCTTATAGTCATTTAAATATGTTTGACCCAGATGAAGTAAACGAAAAAAAACTAGCAATTAGATTTGTTTGTAAAGACATGAGCACACCAACATAATGATTGATAAAATAATGTTTAAATTTTGTGGATGGATAGACAACCTATCTGACAAGGTGGTAGAAGTTTTAACATTTGATTTTCCTAATTGTAAAAAGAAAAAAACAAAAAAAGTAAAATCTCCAGATAAGAGAATGAATTTTCCATTAGAATAATATGAAAATTTCAGAGCAGACGTCAATAAGTATGCCAATGAAAAACTTAATTAGTATCATTGGTGCAGTAGCTATTGGAGTGTGGGCATATTTCGGTGTTACTGAAAAATTAAATAATCATTCAACAAAATTATTGATGATTGAAAAAGATTTAGAAAGTGTTGTTGAGTTTTCTATAAAATATCCAAGAGGTGAAATGGGTATGTCTGCAAATGACCAAGAGCAAAATATCCTTATAGAATTTCAACAAGGAATTATTGAAAAATTACAAGAAGACGTAGAAAAATTAAAAGATAAACAAAGACAATTTTCAAATGGAGACCATTAATGATTGAGACTGTAGTTGCATTATTAATGTACTTAAAAGGTGACTTAGTAGAAATGACATACAAAGAAAAGTTATCACATTGTATGAAATCAAAACGTATAGCTATTAAAGAGGTAAACCCACAGAATGTAAAATTTTCTTGTAAAATGGTTAAAGCAGAAACAGAAATTTACATGGGTTCTAAAAAAATATTGAGAATTATAAATGAGTAAAAAATTAAAAGAATTACATGATGTTCTAACACAACAGTTGTTAGATAGAGTTAAAAGCAAAGATGCAAAAGCATCAGATTTAAATGTAGCAAGACAATTTTTAAAAGATAATGGTATCGAGGCATTACCAGTAGACAATTCACCACTAAAATCTTTAGTAGATGAATTACCATTCAGCAGTGAAGAAGAAGTCTATAATGGAACAGATACCAACTAAATTAAAAGATTTTAGAAATTTTTTATATATTGTTTGGAAACATTTAAGTTTACCTAAACCAACTCCAATACAATTTGATATAGCTAATTTTCTACAATCAAAACATAAAAGAATTGTTATCAATGCCTTTAGAGGTGTTGGTAAATCGTGGATAACATCGGCATTTGTATGCCATCAACTATTATTAGACCCACAACAAAATATATTAGTTGTATCTGCATCTAAAACTAGAGCAGATGATTTTTCGACTTTTACATTAAGATTAATTAATGAGATTGATATTCTTTCACATTTGATACCAAATGATGACCAGAGACAATCCAAGATAAGTTTTGACGTAAAACCTGCAAGAGCCTCACACGCTCCTTCTGTTAAATCATTAGGAATTTCTGGGCAATTAACAGGCAGTCGAAGCGGCCTTATTATTGCAGACGATTGCGAAAGCGCAAATAATTCAGCAACTATGGGTATGAGAGATAAGCTTTCTGAACAAGTTAAAGAGTTTGAAAGTATTCTTAAACCTGATGGCCGCATAGTATTCCTAGGTACAATGCAAAATGAAATGTCATTGTATAATACATTACCTCAAAGAGGTTATAAGCAAAGAATATGGCCAGCGCTATATCCTTCAGATAACCAAATGAAGAGCTATGGAAATGTATTAGCTCCAATGATTAAGAATACTATTAATGAAAATATAGTAGGCAAACCTACAGACCCACAAAGGTTTGATGAAGAAGATTTAGCACAAAGAAAATTTTCTTATGGTGCTTCTGGTTTTAACTTACAGTTTCAACTAGACACAACTTTAGCTGACATAAATAAATATCCACTTAAATTATCTGACTTAGTGGTTATGAATACAAATCCTAAAGTTGCACCTGAAAAAGTAGTATGGGCTTCTAGTCCAGAATTAAAACATGAAGAGTTACCATGTGTAGGTTTACATGGTGATGCTTATTATAGACCAATGCAAATCAATGGTGATTGGATAGATTACCAAGGTTCAGTTCTAGCAATTGACCCATCAGGTCGTGGAGCTAACGAAAGTGCATACGCTGTAGTTAAGATGTTAAATGGTAATTTATATCTAACAAGGTCAGGAGGTCTTGTTGGTGGTTACACAGATAAGACATTACAAAAGTTAGCAGATATTGCTAAAGAAGAAGAAGTTAATTTAGTTCTTGTAGAGGAGAACTATGGTGGTGGTATGTTTACAAAATTATTACTACCTTTTATTCATAGAACTTATCCAGTTACTATTGAAGAAATAAGACATACAGAAAACAAAGAAAAAAGAATTATAGATACTTTGGAACCATTGATGCAGCAACATAGATTAATTGTTAATTCTAATGTTGTGCAACATGACTACCAATCCACTCAAGAATTGTATCAATCAGAGAAAGCTTTGAGATACCAATTGTTTTATCAAATGAGTAGAATAGGTAGAGACAGAGGTTCACTAGCTGAAGATGACCGTTTAGACGTACTAGCGATGGCTTGTAGGTACTGGGTAGAGCAACTGGCCAGAGACCAAGAGACTGCTCAATCACAAAGGCGTGAGGAGCTTCTACAGGGTGAATTAGATAGGTTCCTAGACCATCAAGTGTTCGATAGAGAACCTAAAACTAACAAGTGGTTTTAGAACAGGACAGTATAGATGTGGGGGTAAACCCATAGGTATACCCTAAGAGT